GATCTATCTTGTCAAAGTCTTGATTATCGGTAGTGTAGGTTTTAAAACCATACTTTTCAGCAACTTTGCTAAAACTTCTACTACCTGCAAATAATTCTAATGTTTTCATAATATCCTTTCTATGAGAATGGGACAGCTACTATTCGATTTGATCATGTTAATTAAACAAAGGAATAAGAAGTAACTGCCCCAAAACTCATATTAAAATGGTAGGTCATCTTGACTGTATGTCGCAGATGGTGCTACCTTTGGTTGTACTGGTTGTTCTACTGGTAATTCAACTGGCTTTTCAACTTGGTTTTCACAAGCATCTAAGTAAGCAGATAGTCTATTAAATGTTTCTACAAATTGTTCTTTTGTCCAAGTGCATTTAGCATATCTATATTGCTCACAAGTTTGATTGAAAAGCATACCATTTCTAGCAGGACTAACATATTCTTTATTTGTCTTTACAACTGCTTGTTCTGCTTTGCTTTCTTGTAACTTTTGTTCAAACTCATTAACACCATTACTTACTGGTTGCTTAATGTTTTCATATTGAGTTTCATTACTAAGCTTTTGAAGTTTCCAATAATTTCTCATTTGTCCATCTTTTGTAAATTCTTCCCAAGATAGTAAGAAATCATCACCGACTTTAAGTTCTGAATCGATTTTCCTTTTCAAGCTGTCTGTGGCACTTAGCTCATTCTCCACTCCATTAAACAACACTCTATAGTTAAACACATTAAAGGTTCTACCTTGCCATTCTTTTTCCACAAATACTGGTTCTGAATTTAAGGTTAGCTTTATTGGGCTTCCTATATTTTGTTTTAAGTCCTTTAAATTAATAAACATATACTTCTCCTTTTAGTAGTTTAGTCTTATTTTTTTCTTTTTATTATTAAAGTTATATATTTTTTCAATACTTCTCAAATAATCTTCTTTGCATGTTTGATGCAAAATTTTAGCACTTTGGTAACTCATTTTTGTTAATAAAGTTTTGTGTTTAAAATCTAACCTTTTTAAACAATCTAAAATTGCTAATACAAAACTTCTTCTTCTTACACCATCATAATATTTTTCATAAGATAATATTATTTGTGCATTATATTCTGCATATTCTAATGATTTTATTTTAAATTTTCCTTGTTTAAAATTGTAAAGAACATCGCCATTAGGACTATTTTTATATTCACGAAGAAGTGTTATACATTCTTTATGTTGAAATTTATATCTATTTTTAAAATCTCTATATTGAATATATTCAGGAAGTCCTTTATTGCAATAACTATTCATATAATCATCTAAAGTCCAATTTTTATTTATTGTGTTCAGTCTATGAACTTCAGGCATACCTAAACCATTAACTTTAATAAAATAGATTGGTTTTTCTAAAGATTGTAAAACATGATACCTATGCTGACCATCAATAATTTGATATTTTTCATTAACAATTATTGGCACCTGTATATAATCTTCTGCTATAGATTTTTTCAATCTACTTAACTGTTTTGGATTTATATTTCTATTACCATGTATAAATTTAAATAAATCGTAATCTGTTGTTTCATATACTTGATTAATTAATCTCATTTCTTTCTCCTTTATTTTATATGTTCTGCAGAAGTCGGATTCGCAGAAAAAACCTTAATGGATTCATCAGGTTTACTTTCTGCCTCTTGTTCTGCTTTTACTTTTTGATCTTCTACATCTTTACGAATTGCTCGTAAATCTTCTCTTAGCTTATTTTCTAAGGTATTGTCGTGTGGCATTCTATCCAACACTTCAATCATAAGTTCTAATTCAAATAAGCTAAATTTTATACCAATCATATTAATACCAATATAGTTAATAGCCATAGTACAAGCACTACAAATAATCCTGCAATAACTTGTGCAATAAAATATAGTACATCTCTTATAGTGTAATCTAGTATCATTTTATTCTCCTTCATCATTTAAGTCGTTAAAATTTGCCCCATCATAACACTTAGAACATATCCCAGTAAGTTCTTCTTCAATAAAACTATTTCCAAATGGTGATGATGAACAACAACTACTTTGATAGTCAGGGTTTTCATCTTCATACATACTAGTATCAAATGCTATGCTTTCTTTTTCTGATTCCAAATATAATTCTCCCATTTTACTCATTTCATTCTCCTTTTTTCTTGTTCAATATCCATGCAATGTTGGCACTTATCATATACGATCCAATCATAAGTAGTATTACAAGTATGACAAGTATTCATCAACTCTCGCATGAAATCTTTCCAAATTTTATTTCCAAATTCAACTAACATATTAAAATCAACTTAATCAATTAATTGGATTAGTCAAACCCTTCTTTTTCTTTTACTTACAATTACACTTTATATTGCTATTTATATTTATCTTTATCTTTATCTTTCTCTTTACCCCTTACCTAACTCTTTGCTAACCCTTAGTTATCCACATAGTTATCAACAATTTGTTAATAACTTAACCCTTTATCTTTTTTTCGGTAAGACTTGCACTATTGATCATTGTACCTTACTTTATAGTGTTAATTAAACAAAGGAGAATAAAATGAACAAGAAGTATATTAAAATAAGAGATAATAGATATAATTTAAATATGGAATTTATTGGCACATTATCTGATGCTAAAAAATTCTTAATGGATTATGCTTTAGATGTAAGAGATAAGGACTTTAGCTATGCTACTGATATTAGAAAATTCAATTTGCATGAATTGATTTGGTATGTATTTACAGATGATGTTACCGATGTTCGTCAAGCGATTGAAAGAAAAGAAATAGAAATTAAATGGGTTTGGAACGATTATGTTAGTTTTCGTGAAACTAAATATGTTGATGTAGATGTTCCAGTTCAGGAGTTTAATAATTTTCTTTATGGTTTTGATTATAGAGAAGGTATTAAAATAGGTTAATTTGTATTACCTCTTAGATACAAAGAAGCCCCAATTAAGGGGCTTTTTTGTTTATGGGGTGATTATATACCTTTCAGTATAAAAGTCTTGTAGTTACTGTATCTGTTGCCTCATTTTGATTTGTGTAGACCATCTTCCATCTGCTATTTCGGTAAACACCATACTTTTTCCCAAACGACACCAATGGTAGTTTGAACCATCAAAATATAATAGCTTCTTTGATTCACCTTTTAGTTGATTCTGCATTTCAACTAAAGCATCTTTAAAGGTTGAACTGATGTTTTGAAATCCAATAGTAATTTCTTCTTGTCCTGGATTTATATTTAAGGCATACTCAACTCCACCCAATGATTTCTGGATTGAGTTCTCGTAATTAATAGATGATTGGATATTCACATCAGGTTCTATTTCAAAAGATAGTTTACTACCTACTAATATTTCAGATATGTTTGTAAGTGCTTCATTAAACTCTACACAAAATTTAGTCTTGCTTGTTACTTCTGTGAAATCGTTTACGATCCAACCACTATGAGTTGATGCAAAACTATCAGCACCACCCAAACCATCTAATGCAGTTCCAGTTCTAATAGTCATTTCATCGCCACCTGCAGTAACTCCATCATCTCCAGTAAAATATACTGCTACAGCATTTGCTGTTACTGCACTTCCAACTTGATAGCATATAGCATCATTAGCTGCTACTGCACTAATAATACTCGAAATATTTTGATCTGATGCTCTTTCATGATCTGTAACTGCACTTGTCGCAGTAAAAGTAGTTCCAGTAAATGTACCTTCACTAACTGTATTATCACTTCTGTATTGATTTATTGAATCGTATATAAAATAACTTCCCATTATACTTCCCTCGTTTGAATTGTAACCTTACCTAAGGTTCGTTTTAAATTTGTTATAATAAATTTCTTTCCTGACCAAGCATCTTTGAATAGTCTTGTAGGCATTGCTATGAAATCATCAAAGGTATCTGATATTTCATCAAATGGACTACCTATTTCACCAAAGGTTTCTTCACCAAAGTCTATGGCATCGCCTACTTGTAGCATAGCATACTTTTCAGGATTAACTAATGTTGCACTTACTGTGGTTTTATATTCTCCAAATAAACTCTTTCTAAAGTTTATCCAACTAGAATTTCTTGATCCACTTACATCATCTACTGCATCATACAAGAAATCTAAATTCATTTCTTGTTTTTGGTGTGAAGCATTATCAAAGATTGTACCATGAACTGAACCACTTACTGCTGATGTATATGTAGCTTCTTTTAAATATTGATTCTCGGCAGGATGTTTTTTATAATTAACGACGATATTAGTCTCAAGTGATTGTGTATTTGTAATTCCAAGTTCATACTGACTGATGTCTATTTGTGATAAATCTGCTGCTGCAGTTACACTATCTGCTATTGTAAAGTATCGTAAAGGACTTACACCACTAATTGCAGTTTGATTTGCTTGTGGTGAGAACTCGAAGAAGAAACAACCCTCATATTGTAATTGCTTCATAATTCCTTCTAATGCTTCAGGTTCATCAAGTTGCAACCTTGTCTTCCAATGGGTTGATGTTGGGCTTGTTAAGGTACTATCTCGTAGTTCTGCTACTGCCTTATATCCTGAATTTTCTATTTTTGCATCTGTATTACTATCGGCTACATTTAATATGCTATGTAATAATTGTCTATGAATTGCTACTGGATTATCAAGATCAGTTAGTGTTGCTACTGATGAATATGCAGTAAATCCTTCAGTTAGAATATCTCTACCTAAATATACTTTATCAATCCCTGCATTAAATTCTTGCGATGCAATCGGTTCATTTGCTAAATCATTTGTAGCAGTTACTGTTACATACATATTGTTTAGAATTACATTAGCACTTAAAAAAGTACCATCATCTTCTGCATTAAATCTAAAACTTAGATACAAGTCATCAGGTAAAGCACTATCTTCTAATATTCCTGATATATCAGTTGAAGTTGGTAGTGCTGTGTTGGTTTGATCTGTTTTAATTGAATTGACTAATACAACATCTCCTGTTAAGTGTCCAAATCCATCTCCACCACTACCTGAAATTAAAGCATTTGACAAATTAAAGAAAGCACCTTCAACACCTGCTGGACTACCATCTATATCTTGTGAGTAAGTGCCTGAAAGATTTAAAGTTATTGCAGTAATTTTTCCAGTTACTTGTGGCACAACTAATTTGAATACTACTCCTCTACTTACACCATCAAATCCTGCTGAATTTGCATAAGTACCACTATCTCCAGTAACTCCATTGTAAGTATTTGCTAAACTCCCTGCACTTAAAGACCAACCTGTACTAAGTGTTGCAGTAACATCATCAGGTAATATCTTAAATACTCTTGTCATTTCTTTTGGAACAGATAATGTCTTAGCACCATCTACTGTTACTATACTTGTATTAGTATCTGTCAATGGTATAAATCGTTTCATACCTTTGTCATAAAATTCTAAATCATCTGAACCAGTTGTGCTTTCAGGAATTATATATATAAAGTTCTTTCCATCATTCTTTAAGAATGGACAAGCATAGACATCTTGCCCATTTACAAATTCAGTATTAGGGGTATAATTTCCATAGACCAATGGAATATATCTATTATTGTATTGTTCGCTATCAGAACCTGATGTTTTAGTATTTGGTATAGATACATTCTGAAATGGTCTATTGGATATAACACTTAATACAATTGTATTTCCTCTATATCCAAAGCTACTTACCCTACCACTAAATATCTGTAAAGCATTCGCAGCAGTTCCATCATGGTCAATTTGAGATAAGATATTAACTTGTGCATTAATATATTCATTTCCTAACAACTCTAATAAGGTTGTTCCATCTAAATCTATATTAGCAATATTTAATGTTACTGATCCTGTCTTTGTAGTAAATCCTTTAAGATCAAGCGAATAAGATACACTTGGTTTATTAAGGATCGCAGGATAATAGTTATCCCCATCATATACTGTTTCTGATAAACTAAATCGCAAATCAGGTGTGTCAGTATATGCAACACTTGCATTAGTATTCTTATAGATTTGTACCAACCAATTTTCTGTCATGGTTGGAGATAGTTTTGCCGAATAATTAGAGTTTGTAAACATTATTTTATTTTCTTCCAGTTTATGTTATCACAATTACACTTGTCATTATACTTACATAGTGCATATTTTAATCCAAATCCAAATCCAAAACCTAATATAAATCCTGTCATATTCTCCCCCTTAATAAATTAACCAATTAAATCCTACTTTTGATTCATACGATTGTACATCGTACATATTTAAATATCTACCTTCTAAAAATACTCCAAACTTATTAGTTAGTTTCCAACCATAGACCAACCCTAAGTCATAATCCATTCCATTCTTTGCTACATCATAGTTAAATGAATAGTCTGAATATCCTTTAGTAATAGGATAAGCAGTTGCCCAAAAGTGAAACCAATTCTTAGGATTGTATTTATAATAGTCTGCACCTACTGATAAACTTAGTTCATTTTGATAGCCCAAGTCTTTAGTAAATCTTTCATTATAATCTTCTACTAATTTAGAATAAACTACTTCATAAAATTGTTGATCTGTTGTTGCTACAATATTCCCATTAGCATCAGTCCAGTACCAATCATAAAAGACATATCCAAATTGAGTATATTGTTCAGTCCACTCATCTTTGTATGGTCCATCTGCATATCCTGCTTCGTCCCAAGCTAGTAGCCAAAATGGAATAAACTCATCAGGATTAATATCTTGTTCTTCCCAATATAAATCTATTGGTAAGAAATCTAAGTATGCTGGGTGGCTTCTTCCTGCTACTCCAACACTCAATGCCATTTTACCTAAATTAACTTTGTACCTCATATCTAAACCTGCGAACTCTAAGTCCTCTAAACCTCGATAATCGTAGTTGGCTTTTATCAAAAAATGCTTTCCCAAGTATCGTAGCATATATTCTTGATTAGTAAATTGTTCTTCAAACTCATTGTGGTCTGAATATTCTACTACATATTCCCAACCTCTAGCAATATTACCAATAGCAACACTTTCATTAATTGGTGCTTCATCTCCTGTATACCATACTTCGGGTTTATTCTCGTAGCCAAATCGTGCTAACTTTCTAATACCGAAAGTCATAATAGAGTGGTCATCTCTTTCATCTAATATTTCTTGTAATTGTCCACCTGTAACTTGAAATGTTTGTTCTTTAGTTATTGGACTACTAAAACTATAAGCACCATATATTGTACTGAACTTGAAAAAGTCTTGTGCTACTAATCCACTCATTAACAATAAACTACATAATATATTTTTCATCTAAACTTCCTTAATTGTATATCATCAATTTCATTATTGATTTTTTTTAATATTGTATCTTTATCTAATTGAAACGATAATCCTGCTTCAAACCTTTTAATTTCTTTACCATATTCAAACATAATGATAGTAGGTACTGATTTAACTACCCATTCTTTTGCGATTGCAGCACCATAATTAGGATCATCAATACTTGCATTAAATACAGAACAATTCTTTAGTTTGCTTAAATCTACATTAGCAGATAAATTCCAATCTGCATTTATTTGCACTACAACACATTCATCTTGACTTAACAACTGAACTTGTTGTAGTGATTCTAATTTATCTTGCGATAGTAATAATGATGGCAATAAAGCTAATCCAAGCCAAAGCCATTGTAATATAATATATTTGTTTATCATACATTCCTACTTACTGTTTAAGATATAGTTTTCAATGCTCTTTATGTCATCTTTCATTTCTGCTACATCTTTTTGTGTATCTAATACTGCATCTCTAATCATTTGATCTTTAAGATCATATTCAGTTCTACTTACTGAAGGTGGTGGTAATTCTTTAGCTTCTTCAATATCGGCTTGTAATGTAAACCACATACCAATAATCATTGCTAGTGTTACTACACCACTTATAATTGTTTCTAAACTTAATGTTAATTTTGTTCCTTTATTTACTTCCACTTTATTATCTCCTATAAATTAAGTTGTTCTGCTCGTCTAATAGCAGGGATTATACTATCTACTACATATTCATCAACTAATGGTGCATTGATGTTAATTGTTATATTACTACCACTACTCGTAGGACTTGGTAAGGGTGTTACATCTATTCGTTCCATACCACTTGCATTATCACCTACTTTTATATTTCCAGCAGTTCCAATAGGTAATATTGTTCTTCCTCTTGTTACTCCTGTTTCTATTGAACCACCAGTAGGGAAGCTACTCAATGCTGAAAAAGCTTTATCTATTATAGCACCTGCACCAGCAGCTAAAACAACATTTAAGGGAAATGGCATTTTAAAAATTTCTGCTATTAAGCTTGAATGTGCTTCTAGCATCTTAGCCTTCATTGTACCAATTGCAGCCTCTTTTACTGTTGCACCATTTTGAATAGCCATTAACATATTATCTCGCATTTGTAAGTCAT